AGGTGGTGTGCCTTCCTCTTTAACGCCAGCAGTATTTTTTTCAGCCTCAAAGTCTTTCGCAGTGCTGGTGTCTGCGGCCTTGTCTTTGATTGCGTCGAGTACTTGAGAAGCATAATCGTTCTTACTTAAGTCTTCTCTAAGTTGTTTGTTCTGATCTTCTAGTTGGGATATGTAGGTATCAGCCTCAAGTTTACCCTTAGCTAGAGTTTCAGGATCACGCCAGTTCTCTCCTTTGGCTTGCACAAGTGTATCTACAAATGAGTTTTTGGTTTGTTCAGTTGTTTCTACTTGTTCTGTCTGAGGTTTTTCTTGGTTAGAATCTGTCTCAGTAAAAATGGACATGGGTTATTCCTTATCTAAGTTAATTAAGTCAAGCACTTGGTTAAGTGCTCGGTTGTATCCTATTCTGTCAGCTTGCTTATAGGCCCAAGAAGGGCTGTCATAGTCGGCTGAAGATGGAGTTTCCTTGAGCAAAGGCTCTAGGATTTCTTTGAGACGGTCAAGACTTGCTCGGTTAGCAATGACCGTTTGACGAATTTTATCTTTATCTTCTTTCGTCTTACATTCTTTAAACCAGGAAGTTTTCATTATTTCTTTTTAGGTTTCATCGGCTTCTTAGTTTTATTTTTGTATTCTTTAACTTTTCCTTTTTTATAAGGCATATTAAATTCCTTTCTCTATTGCAATTTGCTGTTCTTCCTCGAACTAAAAATTTTAAATTACTTATTTTGCAATTTTCCAATTTGTTCTTTTTAACTTGCTTTTAATTTGCCTCAATGTAACACCTGGAGGATCAAACATTTCAGGTTTATTTTTTGCTCGTTTTAGTTTTTTATTATATTCTTTTTTATATTTTTCAGTAACTAAACCTGCGGCTTTAGCTTTTTTAAAAGTGTAGAACTTTTGTTCAGATCTAAAAAAACCTACGTTCCAATCTGAATGAGTATATCTTGTTTCTGGCCCAAGTTGATTAATTTTATTACGAGTAGGTTCAGTTTCTTTATAAGTATTACGATTACGGTTTACTTTTTTATTCCGAGTTTCTTTAATAGGCACATTAAATTCCCTTTTCTATTGCAATTTGTTGTTCTTCTTCAAACTGTACTTGAGCTTCAGTTGCTACCTTTTGTGTTTGAACTTGTTCGACTACAGTTATATTTTCACCAAAGAGAGCTGGTTCACCTAACTCATCTGCCATTAAACGAGCAAACTCTTTACCTGACAAGTGTGCTGACATAGTTGGGTCAGCTAACTTTAACTGGTATAGTTGAGTAAGGTTTTGTACTCTTTGTGCTCTTTCAGAGAAATGACGAGCACCTATAGGTACAATTCTTCCGTTAGCTTTAATGTCTTCTTTAGTGATCTGTTCAAAGAAATATAGACCTGTGTCATCATTCAGTACACGAATAGTATCCGCATAGTCCATGTTTCTACGTGCAGCTTCAAGCATAGAATTTAAAATTGGTTCTAAGAATATTCTTTCAAAGTGTGCTGTTTTATGTTGAAAGATTCTACCTGCTGCTGTCATAAGTTGTTGTACTTCAAAAGCTGTTTTTTCTCCTGCGGTACGAATACCCATAGCTTCACGAGGAGCACCAGCTAACATCTCCATTTTATTTTCTAGGTTTTGAATTTGAAAGTCAGCGTTAAGTGCTGTAGCATCAGGTGCTAGATAACCTACGTCACCTTCTTCACCCATGTATATACGAGTAGCAGGAGCAAAATCAAAGTCTTCTACGTCACCTCTAATTTTAATAATTGGGTAAGCTATCTGATCGAACACATCAGCTTTAAGATTTTCTAGGTGATCAATGCGGTACTGCATACCTACAAGATTATCTAGTGGACCCATTGCATATAGATTATCAGGACGTTCTCTCCATCCTGCATGGAAGATAGGAGCCTTGCCTAACCAGTTAGGATTCTGTTCGTTTAACAAAACATAGGATCTGTCTACTACAGATATAGTACGGTTCTTATGGAAGGTTTCATTTTCACTATCATAGATGTCACCATAGAATGTAAGTATCTCTACATAGTTTGACTCATAGTATTCATTTAAAGTTGAAAACCCATCCGCAATAAAAGCCTGTGATTTACTTACATCTATATCAACCCCTGAAGTAGATGACCTATTGTGCATCATTTTATCCAGCAATTTTTTCATGTAACTATTGTCTACAGTTTCTTCTATCTTACGAGAGACTTCCCCTAGTGTCATAACTGTACGTACAATCTTAGGGCTGTCCTCAAAAGATGGTGCCATAGGATTAAAACAAATATCAAAAGGACTAATCCTGACTAACTTAGGTCCTACATAGTTTACAGAGAGTTCTCCGTCTTCATACCTAGTGTAGTCTTTTGAGAAGTCTACCGTTGCAAAACAATTTCCATACTGGATAAAGTCACTTATTAAACGACTGACAGTATTCTCAAAGTCTGACTGTCTAATTTTATTATTCATATAAGATTGAATAACATCTCGTTTAGCTTTAGTGTTTGAGTCTTTGTCGTATGCCTCAAAACGAAACCATTGTTTCTGAGGAAATAGAGTTGCAAAATAGTTAGCATGTAAGTTATCAGCAATTTGTGTTAACTTAGGTGTAGTGGTACTATTAGTCCAAGGTAATTTACTATTTGAAGTTGTTCGAGTATCTGTTGCATACAAATAATTTCGAAGTTCTTTCCATTCATCAATTTTACTTTGACGAGCATTATTCCAATTAGTCCATCTTTCTGTAATCTCAGAAGCTAAAGCATGGGGTTCAATAAGCTTGTCTATATCAATAGTTGTTCCAGCCATTAGAAGGAAACTCCTCCGAATTTTTTATTAAATTGTACTACGTTATTGCTATAACGTCTAATTCTACGAGCAGGTTTAACTGCCATGTCTACAACTGAAGCTAACGCATCAATTACGTCATCGTGAGCAGGATTACGAGATGACAGTTCTTCTTCTAGTATTTGAGTGTTGCCTCCACGGTAATGCCATATACTCATATTGTCATACCTTGGTTCAAGGATTGAGGATATACGTTCTTGTTTATTACCCTGGCTTTTATTTGGTCTGTATTCATTAATGCTAATAGATAGTCCATGTTGTTTAATCAACTCTTTTAATTGTTTAACGATAGCCATTTGAGCTACTGTTGTTTCAGCCCTTAGTTTTCTAAAGGACCACTTATTAGACAAGTGTAGGATATGTTCAAAATACTCAGATATACGATCAGTTCTAAATCTATCTATGTCTAATACATATATGTTATTATCTGAGTCTATTCCTACTATAACGATAGCTGTGTAGTCAGCTTTTTTATTTAAACTAAAGGCAAAGTCAACAGCACCAAAAACATTTAATTTCTTTTCTTTATAAAACCAGTGACCATTATCATCACGTATATGTTTTCTTTCAAAGTACTGAAACTTATCTGAACCTACAGGTACATTATCTGGATCGGTAGGATCACTATAGTACTGTGCTCTAAACTGTCCTTTATCTAAATACTGTCCTCTTTTCTTGGCTAGGATTTTTATATCGAATCCAAACCACTTGCCGTCTTTACGTTGTTGACGAGGCCATAAGAATTGACCTGTACCATCTCCTCTGTCTTCTACTGGTCTTTCAAAGATTTCATAGATATTCTCTTCACCGATCTTTTCTCCATCTTTTGTATAGATGTCCTCTGTCATTTGAAGAAGATCATTGTAAAGATCAGAAGGATGATACCTAGTTCCTACGACCCACTCTTTAGCTTCAGCCCCTTCAATAGACGAGAGAAGAGAGTACTGACTTTTGACTTTATTACGTCCTTCACCAGTGTAAGCATTCTCGTACACAACGACATCATCCAAGACAGCAATGTCACAATGAAGCCCAGTAAGCGACGTGGTAAGCCCACCAGTGAAGATAGAAGGGTCCCTAACATTTTCTTTTTTCCTTAATGGGTGATCTAACATAATCTCTGAGTTAGTCCAACGTGTTCTCTTGCCTTCATCATGGTTGACATGTTCAGGCCAGTATCGTCGGTAAATATCAGAAGTAATGATCCCCTTTATAAATCCTAATTGTTTTTCAGCTAGATTAGCTGTAGCTGATATATAAAGTATCCTAAGTGTAGGATCTTTGGTTAACTCCCAGGCTACACGAAAAGCTACTAATCGAGACTTACCGTGATCCCTAGGAAAAAGTAAAAGCTGGTGGCTTTTAGCCTCTGGGTTTATCCACCAATTACAGACATCTTCGTGACATTGACCTAGCATTTGCTCAGGAGCTATTAACTTAATAAAGGTAACTAGGTCACTTTCAGCAGCTGTCTTAATGTGTTCTAAAGTTGCCATTAATTAACTTATTAAAAATGCTTTTACTTCAATATTCCATTTGCTGGAAGTTAGTGTTGTACCAGCCCCATTACTTCTAAAAGTAGCTTCACCTGGGCCGTTTTCTCCAATAGTTACATACACGTTACTACTATCTGTTCGAATACCCATACCTTCGTTATCTCCGCTAGGGTCTGAACTCTGATTCATTTGGATTCTGTCACCATTACTCCAACCATCAGCGTTGCTTACTTTGGCTATACAGTCGATAATAACAAAAGATGGAGTTGCACCTAACCCATGAGAAAAAGTCAGTAATTGGTTATCAGTAATACTTGTTTGTGCACTTGTATATTTTGTAACACCGCTAGAGTCTACGTAAGCTTTAACTGATTGTTGAGAAGGTATAGCTGTAGCTGAGTTTGATGACATGTTGTCTTCGTCTTTAAAGTCTAAGACGGAGGCAGCTGTAGCTGACGAGAAGTATGGGATCTTATTGGTAGCTTGTGTTAAACCAGCAAGGTCTGTAAGGATATCATTGGATGTTTGCTTGCCATTTATTTGAGCCTGAATATTAGAAGTAACATCTGTTGTATAATTTATTTCTGCTGCTGTTGCAGATAAACCTAAGTTACCTAGAGCTGTTGCTGCACTTGCTAAATCAGACAAATTGTTAGAAGCTAACAGATCACCAGAACCAGCACCTGAAGCACCTTTTGATGCAAGTAAAGCCCACTTACCTGCTGATAAATCTGAAGAAAAAGTAGACCCTGAAGTATGAGCTATAAGAGAAATATAAGCATTGCCACTATCTGTAACTATATTATTTAAAGTGTAACTTGTGGATGCTCCCCAAGCTCCTATAAAAGTTAAAGTTGTGGCTAAATTAACAGCTCTACTTCCACCTAAGATTAATTCAGTTGTAGTTACAGATTTAGCATTTGTAATATCATTTGAATTTATATCTAAATCGGATGACAAAGAATTAGGAGAGCTACCATCTAACGACAAAGTATTATCAAAAGCATTTCTTAAAGCTTCGAAGTTATTATTCAAAAGTGTTGTAGATGAATAACCTGTTGTGATAGAAGATATAGTTGGTCTTTTAGCCACTACTTTATGTCCTTATTATTAATAATATGTTATTCGTCTTCTTTTAAATCTACTTCTTCTAAAAGTTTAGACATAACATTCTCTCTTCCTAGTTGCATTTGCTCTACTTGAAATACTAAATTATTAATTTTTCTGTCTAAGTCAGTTGCGTGTTGAAAGAGTCTTTGTCCCTTTTCACTCATGTCCTCTAAGAAGTATTCTTTATCGTCTATAGTAACTGAGGTTTTATTTTTTTTGTCAGCCATTTTAGTTCCTTTTGTTGTGGTTAAATTAATTCAAAGTGTTATCCTATGAATGTTGTAGCTGCGGTAATTGCATTTGTTACTGGAGTCATATCTTCACTACCCCAATCATCTAGTGCTTTCATTGTATCTAAGTAACCTTTGCTTCTAGCTACACGTTCTTTCTTTTCTGCTGTAGTCATATCGCTACAAAAGTCTTCACTTGTTGCATCTGCACCCTTGTCGTGTGTCTTTATAACTTCTGTAATGACACTTACACTTCCCAGCATTGCTGAGTAGTCCTGTGCAATCTGATCTGTTTCTCTTGCCATTTTAACTTTCCTTCTTTTCTATGTTAATATT